CAACTCGTCATGAGCGGGCAAGAATTGTTGGAACTACAAATGAATCCAAGAATTAACGTTCTTTCTGTAGAGCAAATTGCTCCAGACTTATTGAACGTTGAGTACGAGGAGATAACAAATATTACGAAAAACCAACCGAAATTAGAAGTAGTTCCTCCTTCCGAATTTCGTTTTTCGCCAGAGGCGAAGTCGTTAGACGACATTGGTTTTGTGGCACACCGCAAAGTAGTAAATCTTGATTATTTACGAAGACGGGAACGTGAAGGGGTGTTCCAGAATATCATTGACGTTATTGAAGACGAGGGTTCTAATGGTTCTGTTGAACGTACAAACTATGAAACAGACCTTAATCCAAGGGCGTATGACAAGATTAACGACAGCGGAAAAGAAGAAGCAAAGAAAGAATATCTTTTATATGAATGTTATGTTAAAACAGATATTAATAACGACGGTATTCTTGAGGATTTAATTGTTACGATGGTTGGGAACACTATTGTTAGGTTAGAAGAAAACACAATGGGCAGACATCCTTTCTTCGTAATTAGTCCAATCCGTGACACGTTAAGATTGTTTCCACGCAGAGGGATTGCAGACTTGGTTGGTGAACTACAAGACTTAAATACCGCATTTTTAAAATAGATTATATATAATATTGCGGTAAACAATGACAAACAGGCGTTTGTTAATATAGATATGTTGGTAGACCCGAACGAGTTTATAGAAGGCAAAAAGGCAGTTCGTGTATAGGGTAATCCAAGAGAAGCAGTAATGTGGAGTCCTATAGAACAACTTCAACCGCAAGTGTTCCAATTCCTTGAATATATGAATACCATGAAAGAAAATCGTACTGGTATTACGAGATATAATCAAGGCATGGACGCAAGTTCTCTTAATAAGACCGCTACTGGTATTACGTAGATTATGAACGCATCTAATCAGAGGTTAGAATTGATTGCCAGAATCTTTGCGGAGACTGGAGTTAAGCAATTATTCCGCCATATGATTAAGATGAATCAAATGTTCATAACAGAAGAAACCTTCGTACGCATTACAGATAAGAAAAAACCAATATTCCCAGAAGATTTAGAGGGAACTATTGATATTACTGTAAACGTTGGAGTTGTTGCTGGTAGTAAGCAACAACAAGCGCAAGCGATGCAACTTCTTTTGGGAATGTATCCTCAACTTATCCAAGCGGGGATTGCGGATGTCTCTCATGCGGCATATGCATTTGGCAGACTTGTTGAGGCGTTGGGATATAAAAACGTATCCGACTTTATATTTACGCCAGACATTATTAAATAGGCAGAAATGATGGGAGTTACCCCGCAGATGCTAATGATGATAAAATACGCACAAGAAACTGGCGACGCACCTCCTGCATTACAAGAAGGTATCCAAGGTATGATGAACCAAAAGATGCAACAGGCGGCACAAAACTCTGGAATATATGAAAGATAGGCGGCAATGCAATAGGCACAACCGCAAGAAAAGCAACCGTTTAATCCAGACCCAGGTGCGCCAGAGAACGCAGGATTGAGTACGCAGTAGTTTATACAAAGAGCCGCACCTCAACCAAATTCTACTAATGCGGATAGAAGGGACGGAGCGTTTTAATGAGAAAATTAAAGACGACGCAGGAGTTAATTTAGGAAGGCTACAACGCAGAGGCGGCAGTAGCCTTTCTTCACAACTTTATAGAAGAAGAAAAAGATAAGCAGTTTAATTTATTAATGAATTGTCCTGCCGAAGACCTAAGAGAGCGTAGGGCGATTCTTAAATATATAAGACAATTAGAGCCATTTCTAATTGCAAAAGTGCAAGTTGGCATTGAAAATGCAACCGAACAACTCAGTAATGGGATTCGGCGGGAGGATTAATGGAAGATTTAGAAAAACAAATTGATAATCAAGAAGAGTAGGTGGAACAACCCCAAGAGGGGACTCCACAAGAAACGGAGAGGGAAGACCCCGAACCAGAGTTTATTCTTGATGAAGACGGCAATTTACAGTGGAACACGGACGAATTTGACCATCTTGATGATTAGGACTCTAATCCTGTACAACAGGAAGAACAACCAGAAGAACACCAAGAGGAAGAATAGGAAACCGAAACCACAAACGAAGAGCCAAAATACAAGGTTAAAGTAGACGGAGAAGAGATTGAGGTAACTCAAGACGAATTATTGCGTGGTTATATGAGACAAAAGGACTATACTCAGAAAACGCAACAGTTGGCAGAACAACGGCGTCAATTCCAAGAGTATAGACCACAGTATCAACAACAACCGCAATATGTACAACAAAACCAAATGCCCCAAGGAGACGTCCTTAATAATGTGGCAAAACAGATTGCGGCTCGCAACCTTGGTTTAAATAGTACAGACGATTTATCCGAATTAGACTTTGACCACATCACCGCAGTTGTAGAAGCAAAACAGGCTTTAATCAATCAACGCAATACGATGATGTATAGACAACAGAATATCGACAATCTTGAAGCACAACTTAGGGCAGAAGAACCAAAGTATGATGAGATTATGGAGAGAATCAACGACGCTATGCAGAATATTCCTGTTAGTAAGTTCAACCAACTTAAACAGGCATATAACGTTGGTAATCCAGAACCATTGCGTGAGTTCTTCAAAGAGATGCAGAAAGATTATTATTCAAACGCAATTTAGAAAGTGGAACAGAAAAAAAGTAAACCTGTTCCTAAAGTAGTCCCGTCTGGCAATACTCCAGTGGAACAACCAAAACAAAATAGAAAAATTGATTTTAAAAAGTTTGGGAGTATGACTACTGATTAGAAAGCGAAATTATTGCTTGATATGGGATTCGTAGATTAAAGATATTTTTAGAGGTGAATTTATAAATGGCAGGCACTAAATCCAGTTCCTCTTCCTACACTTTTAGTGGTGCTAACGGTTGGACTGTTGGCAATAGAGAGGACTTGTTAGACATTATTACCAATATTTCTCCCGACGAAACTCCGTTGATGAACAAGTTTGGTCGGTCTAAAGTCACTGGTATGATTCATAGTTGGTTGACTGATTCTCTTGACCAACCTCAACAGAACGCTCATCTTGAAGATGCGGCTTTCAGTTCCACCCCAAGCGTACCACGTGTTAAGTTGGATAACTACATTCAAATCTTTATGCGTGATTGCATGGTAACTGATTCTCAAGAAGCCGTACTGAAAGCGGGCGTTAAGTCTGAAATGGCGTACCAGTTAGCAAAAGTTCTGAAAGCGATTGCACAGGATGTTGAGTATGCTATCGTTAATAATGATACTGGTCGGCAGGGTACTTCTGCTCTTGCTGGTCTGATGGGCGGTATCCCATACTTTGTGAACTACACTAAGACTCCAGATAACGTAATTGACGGCGTAGCACATGCGGGCGTAGATGAACTGACCGAGGAAATCTTTAATGACGCCATCCAAGCGGCATGGAAAGTTGGCGGTACTCCAGATATTGCTGTTATGTCTGGTGCTAATAAGAGAATTGTCTCTGGTTTCACTGGCAATGCAGACCGTCAGAGAAGCGCAGATTCCACCAAGATTAAACAGATTGTGAACGTGTATGAATCCGATTTCGGTCTGGTTAATACCATGTTACACCGTCTGCAACCAGATACCCGTGTTGACTTCCTGCAATCCGAATACTGGAAACTGGCGTATCTGATTCCGTTCAAGACCGTAGAGCGTCCTAAAGATTCTCTGGTGAACGGTAAGGTAGTTACTGGTCAACTGACTCTGGAATGTCGTTCTCCAGAAGCCAACTCTCAGATTGTGATTGCTTCTAACTGATTGGAGGATTAATTGAGCGATTTTTTAAAAGAATAGTATATTGAAACCGAAGGGGACACAGTTACTATTACAAACAAGTTCGATACTACAGAACTTGAAAAAGATAATTACGAAAAACGCAAAGAAGACCAACGTGGCGTAGGCTTTAAACATGTCTGCGCCATTCCAGTCTTTGAATTTGTGATTGACCCGTTGTTAAAGAAATATCAATTCTATTGTGAACAACATGACGGAGAAAGTGCGAGAAAAGTTTTAAAACAGTTCTTGGCATTGAATCCGCAATATAAGACAACGGATGATTCTATTTAAAATGGGCGGGGGTTTCTACTCCCGCCTTATTTTTATATACGGAGGAAAGTATGAAGGGAAAAGACATTGTTACCATGTGTGCCGCTATTATTAAACGGCAAGACTTAAATACAGACCTACTCCTCCACTATATTAACGAACAAAGGCGTACCGTCTTACGTGAGAATTATTTATACAGAATACAAGAGTGGAGAAAAAACCTTTAGATACAAGACGGATTTGTGCGTACACAATCTTTAAAACAGGCACGTTATGTAGAATATGTTAAACAGGATAAGAAAATAAAATTGCGTCCGTTGGGTAGTATGCAGGACGTATATGATATTTATGGCGACACCGAGATAAAAGGAGAGCCGATATATTATATTGTTTTGCAGGGCGGTCTACAAATTGTTCCAAAACCTACCGATGGTGTAGTTGACATATATGGAGAATGGTATCCACCAGATGTTGCGAACGACAACACCGAGGATACACTGTCTAAAGAAATTTCTGACATTACTATTTATCTTGCGTGTGCTGAGTATTTTGATTTTCTGGTAGAACCAGAGAAAGCAGAGGTTTGGAGAGCGAAAGCACAGATTAAATTAGACAAGTATATCAAAGAAATTAAAAGACAAATGACAGACGACGTAAACTTGTTTAATCGTGACCCGTTCGGTAATTTAGGCATATAGCATGGTTGGTATAGAAAT